ATGGGTTCGCCCCGTTCGCAAGATAATCCGGTAGCAGAGACCAACACGAAGGCGCAGGGCGGTCAGAAGGACGGCTCCGTGGCGGCCGATCACCAGGCCGTGGCGCTGGTGCATGGGGTGGCGACAGCAGCGAAAACCCTGCCGGAAGTCTCTGATGACAAACAGACTTCGCGCCCATAGCCTGGGGCAATGTCGAACGGGCCCTGGACGGATGAAGAGAACGACCTGATCGTCGCGGATTACTTCGCGATGCTGGCCGACGACATCTCCGGACGGCCCTACAAGAAGGCCGAACACCGCCGCACACTCCTCCCGCTGCTAAACGACCGGTCCGAGGGGTCCATCGAGTTCAAGCACCAGAACATCAGCGCGGTGCTGAAGGGGCTCGGCGAGGACTGGATCCCCGGCTACAAGCCCGCGTTCAATTTTCAGATGACGCTGGTGGATGCCGTGGCGCGGTGGCTGGCGCTGAACCCGGCCTGGCTTGGGCGCCAACCGGGGCTGCAAACAGCCGTTGGCCTGCGCGAGGCGGCGCAGATCTGGATCGGACCACCGCCGACGCTGTCGAACCAGCCGCCCCCGCAGGAGCTTGACCAGATGCTACACATTGCCCGCAAGTTCGACGTGGCGGGCCGGGACGAACGCAACCGGGCCCTCGGGCGTGCCGGCGAGGAGCGCGTGCTGGCGCATGAACGGGCGTCTCTGCGCTCGGCAGGACGGGATGATCTGGCGCGCAAGGTGCGCTGGGTGTCGGAGGAGGATGGCGACGGCGCGGGCTACGACATCGCGAGTTTCGGACCGGACGGCCGGGCACGGCTGATCGAGGTCAAGACGACGAACGGATGGGAGCGCACGCCCTTCCACATCACCCGCAACGAACTGGCCGTGGCCGAGGAGCGTCGGTCGGAATGGCGTCTGCTCCGCCTGTGGAATTTCTCACGCGAGCCGAAGGCGTTCGAACTGCATCCGCCGCTGGACGCGCATGTCTCGCTGACGGCGACGACGTTTCAGGCGAGCTTTCACTGAGCCTCAGTCGAACACCCGCTCCGGCTGTTCGTGCCATGGCAGGGCCGCGACGTCTGCCAGTTTCAACAGGGTCACGGCGGGCACCTCGCGCTTGTAGACCAAGCGCTTGAGGACCCCCGGCGCGAGATAGGCGAGCCGCAGCTGTCGGCTGACATGGCGTTCGGCCAGCCTGACGGCTTTCGCCAGATCGGTGACCGTATTGAACTCGCCAGCTTCCATGCGCCGCCGCCAGCCCCACGCCCGGCCAATGGCGCGCAGGATATGCGGATCCTGCGTTCGGTCTTCGCTGGGCAGATAGGTAGCAGGCGGCATGATCTTCGGCCGACCGTTCTGCTTGCGGACCTTGAGCGGCACGAAGATCTGGATGGACTCGTCGGGTTTCATCATTCCGCCGCCACCCTCTTTCGTGGGGCCATCATGTCGCGCATGACGCCCGAGACGCCGTCGGTCCGGACATCGATCACCAGCCCCTCGGACGTCACAGTGACCCGGCGCACCAGCAACTGCACGATCCGGGTCTGCTCCGCAGGGAACAGCTGGCCCCAGACGTCCTCGAACGTCTGCAGCGCGGAGATCACGTCGGCCTCGGCGAAGGCATGACCCTCGCGCGCCAAGTGTGCGATGACTTGCGCCGTGATCGACGGGGCGCGCATCACCCGCCGCAACTCGGTCACCACAGCCGCTTCCACGAGGTCAGCCGGAAGGCGGCGCGGGATGCCCTCATCGCTAGGTTCGCGATTCTTGATGACGTCCATCGAGACATAGTACCGGTATCGCCGCGCGCCCTTCTTCGTGCTGCTCGGGGTCATGGCGGCGCCCGTGGCCGTAAAGATCAGCCCCTTGAGCAAGGCAGGTGCCTGCGCCCGGGTGTTATTGGCGCGCTTGCGGGGGCTCTCCCGCAAGATGGCATGGACCTGATCCCACAGCTTCTGGTCGATGATGGGTTGATGCTCGCCCGGATAGGCCTTGCCCTTGTGGACCGCGTAGCCGCGATAGACGCGGTTCACCAGCACCCTGTAGAGATATCCCTTGTCGACCAAGGTACCCTGCTTGCTGCGGAGCCCTTTGCTGCGAAGTTCGCGCGCCAGCACGGTCGCTGAACCGACCTCGACGAACCGCTCGAAGATGCCCCGCACGGCGGCGGCCTCGTCCTCGTTCACCACGAGTTTGCGGTCCTTCACATCGTACCCGAGCGGGACGTATCCGCCCATCCACATGCCCTTCATCCGGGAGGCGCGGACCTTGTCGCGGATGCGCTCGGCCGTGACCTCGCGCTCGAATTGGGCGAAGCTCAGCAGGATGTTCAGCGTCAGGCGGCCCATCGACGTGGTCGTATTGAAGGACTGCGTGACCGACACAAAGGTCACGCCGTTGCGGTCGAAGACCTCGACCAGCTTCGAGAAGTCCATAAGCGACCGCGACAGGCGGTCGATCTTGTAGACGACCACCACATCGATCAGGCCGTCTTCGATGTCGGCCAGAAGCAACTTGAGGCCGGGCCTTTCCAGCGTCCCGCCCGAGATTCCACCATCGTCATACTGATCGCGGACCAGCACCCAGCCTTCGGAGCGCTGGCTAGCGATGAAGGCCTCGCAGGCCTCTCGCTGGGCGTGAAGGCTGTTGAACTCCTGCTCCAGCCCTTCCTCGGAGGATTTGCGCGTATAGATGGCGCAGCGTTGGCGACGGATGGGATTTGCACGCTGATTCATCAATCGTTCCCCCACTTGCGTTCGCGCAACCCGAAGAAGCGGTAGCCATTCCAGCGCGTCCCGGTGATCGCCCGCGCAATCGCGGACAAGGATTTGTAGGGGCGGCCTTGCCAATCGAACCCGTCTCGCAAGACGGTAATCGTGTGCTCGACCCCGTTCCATTCGCGGATCAGCCTCGTGCCAACTACAGGGTTACGAGGATCGGCGATCTGGCTCTTGCGTGTCAGGGTGCCGCTGACCTCGTCGGCCAGCAGGTCCAGCATGCGCCGGGTTTCGCGATCAGGACCGCCATACGTCAGTTCCTGGATGCGGTAGGCCAACCGGCTCTCGAGGAACGCCCGGCTGTTGTTCGGCGCCGCTGTCGCAAAGATCGTCTGCCACTCCGACTTCAACTGGTTGACGGACATGGACTTCAACGCGGCCAGGCGCGCGGGGATGGGATCGGGCTTCGTCATGCGTTTCTCCGGTGAGTTGGAGTTGCATGACGGCATTGGTCGTCGGGATAGTGTAGGCAACGTTCTCCAGTATTGTCAGATACTTCGCGCCCATCCTGCCCGAGCAACCGAACCAGCCCGAGTGCCAGCAGGCCGTAGAGCTCGGCGCGGCGCTCGGCGGCGGTCATCTGTTCGGGAGGCAGGGGATTGGGGCGTTTCATGCGGGCGAGTCCAAGATGGCTTGCTCTGCCCCTACTCCTCAGGCGGAGAAACCGTCCCAAGGCCGTGAAGACAGCGCGAAGTCAGCAGCTCAGACTCGACTCGAGGTTGCCAGATCGGGTAGAACATAATCAGAACTTCAATCAATCCTTGCCGCCAAGACACGAGCATTCGATGCGCCAAATAGGGCGCTTCTGCTTATAGTGCGGCCAATGCAGCCTGCGGGTGGCTGAGTGAGCCCGCGATCGGAACAGTTGGTGTCAAGAGGAGAGCATATGGCGAAAAGGATCCGCAACTTCATCGATCGGGCGTTTTCTCGGACCGTCGATCTTAAAATGCTGCATCGCCTTCTCAGCCCCTATCTCGAACAGATCGGATTTGATTGGGATACGTTGCCCACTGACGATGCCAAACGGCGCGAGGCGATTTTCAAACTATTTGCCAAGGCCGACTTGAGATTTCCGGCACCGCTTCAGTTCGCCCTCTACAACATTTCCACGCTGTCCACGGATGCGGGCGCCCGGTTCATCCAAGAGATTGCGTCTGAAATTGGCGTCGACGTTCTGGCTACCCACCGCATCGACGACGCGCCTGACGATCTGCGCTTTACGCCGCGGTTCATGGCCTTGGCTACATGGCTGGATCATCGGACTGTTTTCGACAAGGCGTTGAGCGCTGCCGCATTCCTTGCGCATACGACCAAACTCGAGCGCGACGCCGACCGGGAAAATGTCGAACCAAGGCACCATGAACATGGGGTACAGTACGCCTTTGCCGAAGCGGTGCAGAAGCATTTCCTGGGACGGTACAACGGCCGTTACTGCGATGTTCGGTGGTTCGAGGACGAGGACCTGCTCCGCATTCTGATCCTGCATGGATCCAAGCCTGAGACAAAGAACGTCGACCAGGGGGGAGCGGAAGACACGCTGAAGTTTCGGGAGATCGTCCAGTCCACCATCGAATTCGATCCGAGGCAGGGTTCGATCGCCGTCGGCTCGAAGTCGGCAACCGATGCCAAGACGCTGGTGAAGCTCTTTGGCGAGCACATCCTCGGGGACAAGGAAATCTTCGAGGCGTCTGCGAAGGAACAACTTTACACGCTCGAGCCGCTTCAGCGGCAGGGCGCCGCGTTCAAGTTTCACCTCGACGACAGTGGAGACATCACCCACGTCTCCTTGCGCGAGGTTCGCATCGATGAAGCGCAGGTCACCAAGACCGGGAGGCTGAAACGTTCACCATGGTTCCTGACGCTCGGCGACACGGATAACGCGCTGAAACGCTTGAAGGTAGTAGCGCCGGAGATCGAGATCGACGACATCCGGATTGTGCATGCTAAGCTCGATGTGACGATTGAGGTTGACGGCACCGAGACCGTTGTTCCGGTCACGATCAGGCCGCCGCGCACCGTCAGCATGCGCGACCACTCGCACGAACGGCTCATCCTTGAAATGCTCGAAGACAATGACATTCGCAAACGCCGCAGATCTGATCAGGCTGCTGCTGCGGCAGAGTGATCGCCATCCGGTCCGTGCCATCGGTGCGGCGGAGCTGGAGGCCTACGATCCGCGCTTCCGCCGGTCGCTGCGGAACTTGGGAGTTCTGGTGCCCCGAGTAGATCTGCCCGACGATGGCGGCTCGGTGTTCGGGGTGATCGACGGATCACTGATCGTCGTCGATCCAGAGACCGGCGAGTGCGAACGGCACGACGATGCGCTGGACATCCAGACTTTCGACATCGACTTCGCCGCCCTTTGCCGAGCGATCCGCGAGCAGTCTGGGCTGAGCGGGCCGGGTCCAACGGCGATCTCCTCCAGAATATGGAGGCTGGGTCGTTATCAACAGCATGGTCGTGCGGCTGAAATCTGCCTTGTGCGGCTGCTGCGAGAGGAAACAGCGCAAGAGATTCTGGACCATGTGCGCGGCGCGATCGATACCGAGACTTCGGTCGCCCTCGTCAGTCTCGGGTGCAGCGAGCTGCCAACCGTGGTCACGCGTCAGCTGGATCGCCTTCGCATGACGGTGTCCTACGCCGAAGATCTGCTGCGCGACGATCCAGTTCGTCCGTTTGCACTTGATCTCGGCCGAGTTCGCTTGGCCACGGGAAAGCAAGCGTCAGATGCGCGGTTTCAGGTCGACCGCATCGGTCGGCGCGCAATCTTCGATGGCGTCGAGATCGACATTGAGCCTCGTGACTTCGACGCTGTCGTCTTGCTTGGGGATGAGGCCTTGGCCGCCGGTGGGTGGGTCTCGAACGAGCGTCTGGCGGCAGCGATTCAGGCGAGCACGGGGCGGGAGAGCAATCCCGAACAGGTTGATCGCTGCATCAACCGCCTGCGTGATGCCTTCAGAAAGAATCCGCAGCTAAGTTCGGTCCCGAGAAACGGGTTCATTGATCGCAAGTCCAAGGTCGGCGCGCGCTTCACCCTATCCCCATCTGACATCGCCTTCATCGCCTAGATCCGTTCGCCGGTAGCGGGAGGTTTTCGGGAGGTTTCCGGGAGAAGCCCGAGAGATAAGTAATTTCCGCAGGTTGCATCTTCGACTGGTCAACGCAAACGACCAGGATCGAAACAGATGCTCCCACCCATTTCCCCCGATGACCTTGCTACTCTGATCGACGAGGCGGCCTTTGCCGCGCGCCGCCTGCATCGCAAGCTGGTGCTGCCCGCTGCCGATCTCGACGATCTCCGCCAGGACCTGCTGGTCGACCTGATCTGCCGGTTGCCGGGTTTCGACGCCCGCCGTGGCAGCATCGGCGCTTTCGCCAACATCGTCCTGCGCAACCTGTCGTCGCGGATTGCGATCCGCCATCACCGCCAGCGCCGCGCACAGGGTGGCACCGTGATTTCGCTGGATGCACCCGTTTCCGGCGGCACCGAGTCGCTGGGTTGCATGCTGGCAGAGGCGGACAGTCTGGCCGCCTGGCATGGGCAGGATCGCTCTGCCGTGGATGATGCCGAGACCCACCACGATCTCGCGCGTGCGCTGGGCGAACTGCCTGACGACATGCGTGGCCTCTGCGCGGCACTTTGCACCTGCGCCGTTCCCGAGATCGTCAGCCGCACCGGCATCTCCCGTTCCGCCCTCTACCGGCACATCGCCCGCCTGCGGCTCGACCTCGCCATGCGCGGGCTCGGGGCGGAGTGGGACGGTTCCAAGGCGGCGTGAGTAGAGGACCGACATGGAGATGTTCGTCATGCACCCCACCGCCTTCATCCCGGCCAAGCCCCGGCCGCTCACCGATATCGAGTTCTGTGCCTGGATCGGTCAGGCCATGCCGGGCGACCGCCTCGAGTATCATCGCGGGTTCCTCGGCATTGACGCCACGGCGGTGATCTCGACCCTTCCGGAACCGGATCGCCGCAGGTTGGGAGCACTGGCAAGTGCCACCCACCGCGCCTTCGAGGCCGCGCTGGTGCATCTGGTGCAGGTCCGGGTCGGCCCCGACCGCTTCGCCTATCTGGCCATCGCGCGGACCAAGCCGCGCCATGCGCCGATCCCGCTTTCCCAACTCATCGCGACAGAGGAGGCCGCCTGATGCGCGCCGTGCTTGCCTGGATCGGGGATTGGCTCCCGCCGTCCCTCTATTTCGCCATCGCCGGTAAACCGGCCGAGACCGCGACAACGGAGCCGCAGCCCGCGCGGCTGCCGAACCTGATGACGCGGCTCCGCCGTGCCTTCCACAGCCTCGACGACTTGCCGGAGGCGATCCCCGCGCCCTGGCGCGAGGGGAACGAGACCGAGCCGCTGCTGATCGAGATGGCGACCATCGACGACATCGCCTTCGCCGTGGTGGCGGCGAATGCCGACGTGTCGGCCGCGATCCGCCGCTCCTCGGCGCTCGAACGGCTCCACCGCCTGGCCCGCGAGGCCGGGGCTCTCGGCATGGACCGCGCCGTTGATGCGGCCTTGAAGCGAGAGGGGCGCTGATGGCCATGCCGTTCCCCAGCACCGATGCGCCGAACGAGGGGCGCGACGGCAATATGCCGAAGTTCGATGACCTCGACCGGCTGTCCATCGGCGAGATCGCCGACATGCCGCCTGCGCTGCTTCTCGCGCTCCAGGAAGAAGCAGCGACCGAGACCGCCCGGGTCAAGCGCCTGAAGGACCGTTTCGAGGTGGCGTTGGCGCAGCGCTACAGCGCGGCGACCGAGGCCGAGCGGTCTGCGCAGGGCAAGACCTCCGGCACAGTCCGGATCGAGGATGCGGGCGTGGTGGTGATCGCCGACCTGCCGAAGAAGGTCACATGGGATCAGGACCGGCTGGCCGCGATGGCAACCCGAATCCGCGAGGCGGGCGACGATCCCACCCAGTACCTCGAGATCGCCTATCGCGTGCCGGAACGCCGCTTCGGCGCCTGGCCCGACGCGATGCGCGAGGGCTTCGCCGCCGCCCGGTCAGAGACCACCGGCAAACCCGTGTTCCGGCTCGAGACCCGAGACCGGTGATGCGCGGCGGCGGGACGCCCGAGCGGCAACGCCGGGCAGGTTCCCCTTCGGCACCCGGTCATCCCCGCCGCCGCGCACTTTCAATCCTTCGGAGAACCCCATGGCCTTTCGTATCATTACCGCCGACGAACGCCTCTCGGCTGCCGAGAACAAGACCTCGCTCGCCATCTTCGGCCCACCGGGCGTGGGCAAGACCACGCTTCTGAAGTCCCTGCCTGCCGAGGAAACCGTCTGCCTCGACCTCGAGGCAGGGATGAAATCCGTACAGGACTGGCGCGGGGCGTCGATCCCGGTGCGCAGCTTCACCGATTTCCGCGACCTTGCGGTGCTGATCGGTGGGCCGGACCCGGCGCAGCACCCGCAGTCCTGGTACGGCACCGAACGGCATGCCTGGCTGCAGGCCCAGCACCGCGACAGTGGCATCGAGGCCTTCCTTGCCGCGCGCCGCATCGTCTTCGTCGACTCGATCACCGATCTGACGCGGCAGGCAATGGCCTATGCCCGCCAGCAGCCTGAGGCCTTCTCGGACCGGACCGGCAAGCCGGATGTCCGAGGCGCCTATGGTCTTCTGGGGCGTGAGGTCATTCAGGCGCTGAAGCACCTCCAGCATGCGCGCGGCAAGACCGTGATCTTCGTCGGCGTGCTGGAAAAGGTGACCGACGACTTTGGCACAGTCACCTGGCAACCGCAGATGGAAGGCAGCAAGGCCGGGAGGGAGTTGCCGGGAATCGTGGACCAGGTGGTGTCGATGCACCTCTTCGCCCGCGATGCCGAGGGTGGCTGGGTGCTGGACGAGACCGCCACCGACCGCCGCCTCGTCTGCAAGTCGGGCAACCCGTGGGGCCTTCCCGCCAAGGATCGTTCCGGACGCCTGGACCTGACCGAACCGCCGGACCTTGGCGCGCTGCTCGCCCGGATCGACGGCCGCGCCCCTCATCAACCCGCTTTCGCCTCCTGATCCTGAAAGGAAACATGCCATGAGCTACGATCTGAACGACGCCCAGCCGCAGATGGCCCCCATCGGCGAACTGATCCCCGACGGCACCTTCGCCAAGGTGCGGCTGACCATCCGCCCCGGTGGTGTGAACGGCGCGACCCCGGCGGATGCGGGGCTTCTGAAGGCCTCGCAATCGAGCGATGCCCGCATGCTCGACTGCGAATTCACTGTGGTCGACGGCCCGCATGCCCGCCGCAAGTTCTGGCAGAGCTTCACCGTGGCGGGCGGCAAGCTGGACGAGAAGGGCCAGTCCATCGGCTGGAAGATCTCGAAATCCACCTTTCGCGCCATCGTGGACAGCGCCCTTGGCCTTGATCCCAGAGACGAAAGCCCCGCCGCCAAGGCCAAGCGGGTTCTGCCCGGCCTGCGGCATCTCGAGGGCATCGTCTTCGCCGCCCGCATCATGGTGGAGCCCGCCTCCAACCCGCAGTACCGCGACCAGAACCGCATCGCCAACGTCGTTCTGCCCGACGAGCCGCAGCATACAGCCATCATGCGCGGCGAGACCGTGCCCCCGGAGCCCGTCAATGCCCCGCCGCGCAAGGCCGCGAGCGTCGCGGCACCTGGCTGGCAGGCCCCGGCACCGGCCTGGGGGGCGGCGCAACCGTCGCCTGCAGCGCCGAACTGGGGCGCGACACCGCAGCCCGCCGCGGCACCGGCGCCCGCCTGGGGGACGCAGAACGCCCCGGCCGCTCCGCCCGCGCCGCAGGCCCCCGCACCCGCC